GAGAAAAACCCACTAACTGGTTATGCCAGTTAGTGAGTAGGTTCGAGAAGTCACCGCTGAGGCGGTTCAAACATCTGGCATAAGCGCAAAGACCGTATTTAAACGGTCGAAACGCTATCAAATGATCTAGTCAAAGACAACCTCAACGAACTTTTCGTCGAGCAGTGGAAGCATAAAGCCAAAACCACTGTAAGGCCTCACCGACACAAGCCACGGAACTCTTATCCGGATCATGTGCTAGTAAAGCCACAAATACATTTTGAGACAAACTCAGGTTATATGAACCCGTCTGTTACGTACAGACTGACGGACCACTAAAATACGGTCCCTGGGAAATCATTATCCAATAGGGCTGTATGAGTGGCCTGAACAAGGTGCATGGGGGTTGGGCCAACAAAGTGGCACAAAGCAGCGTCGTCACCAGCAGATCTGGAGATCCTAACAAATCCTGCAGAGGTACCACCATTAACAACTGTCAAGTAAGGCATGACGTCCATCAAGCCCTCTAAATCGGGAATAGAATTGGTACGCGAGGCATCGAACTTAAGCACCATACCAGCGGTGTCTGCCTTGGCAGTTGGTATCCTTGCTACTGTCTGGTAAGCAGGGACCCTTATATGCAAGGGACACTGATCATTACCAAACACGCGTGGACACGATGAAGAGGATCCATCAACATGTAAACGCAAAAGAGACGACACCACACCATTATTGGTCTGGTGATGCGCCGCCTCTATAAACATGTTAGGACCAACTGGGTTAAAACTATAGTCAGTACTACCACGTGCCCAAACATACATCTTGGACAAAACACCCCCAAAGTTAAAAGCCTGGCCATAAGCAAACCCATCAGGATAAGGCACAGTACCACTCTGATTGCCCAAATAATACCATGGTGGGAGAGTAGTACCTACTGTACCACCAGCGGCTACTGCACCAGTTGCAGTGCGACTGGGCAACATTATGAGCTGCTTAACCGAATTGAAACGCTCCCCAACAGTATATTGGGAAGCATCGCTGGATATAGCGTCCAACATTTTACCAGACTGGAAACGTGGACTCGCAGCTGGTACGGACGTGTAACGACCACCCATTGGTACTGCAAGCTCAAAGTCATCAGAGGGCCTGACCTCCACCACGAAAGGCACGGTAGCTGACACAACAGAAGGTGCCTGCAAAGGATCCATAACACTAACTGAGAGACCGCCAATATTGGACTCCCAGTTCACAAAGGGTCTTGCAGCTGAATAGGGCACAGTGAACTCAAACACATTATCGTCCTTGAGATCAAATATGGCAGTATAACCGAAAGGTTGCAATCGGTTATTACTGTCTATTTCAGGACCCACCACAGGATTTATGACAGTGGAAATGGTACTACTCAACGCCAAAGAAGGGTTATAAGAAACCATAACTCTGCCAGCATGGTGCTTGGTCTTGGCGAAAGTGAACTTAAAAATAAAGCCACCACGCCAATAACGAAACATCTGCGACAGATAAAAGACAGTGGAAGGTATAAAGCCATTTGTTACAGCAGTAGAGAAAGGTGGAGCACCAGTGTTACCATAAGGTAAACCAGCGGGAACTCTAAACCAAAAGTGACTAGGAGAGATGCTTGTTGCATAAAGGGCAGTGGCATGAGCGTCACTAGTCGTTATCTGGGCAATACAAATCTGATTGAACTGGGAAAACAAATAGGCAAAAGCCATCTCGTCCACGTCACTATTGCCAAACATCGTTGATGTCGCCAAATGGTTAGTGGCCAAACTACCAAGCAGCTGGTTACTAGGTGTCGCATCAGCGTTATGCTCGAAAGCACCTAAAATGCGATTGACCCGCGTAATCTTCGCTAAATCTGTGGGCTTGGCATACCCAAAAGCCGCCAAGCTCCCAGAGACACCATCTAAAAACCATGAGGCAACACTAGTTATAGAGGAGATGGCAGGTATACCACGCCCTATAAAGCTAACAGTTTCAGAAACCTTAGCTACCATATTTGAAGGGCGAATGGTGTCTGCCTCCTTCTCCACAGCACGCAGCTTCTTACCAGCCTGAGGGGTGATGGCTGAAAAGACAGCTGCACGGGCACCAATGAGCTCCAAATCCTCAAGGTGAACATACACTTTGTAACTGGGCAGCGATAGACCAATCACAGTAGCAACAGGAAGAACCATATTGACGGATAACCTCCCATAAATAAGGTTCACCAGACTATCCTGGGAAATGGGGACAAACTCATCAGTCGCCAAAAAAGGAATCTCTAAAATAGCCATGGTGTCGGCGGATAAATCCAACCTGACATGTGGCAAGTTAGTGCACGTCTCAGACCTAGATCCCCTATCATAGGTAAGGGACGGGGGTCCATTGTCACCATACTGCCAAGCCATGGCCATAATGCCTTGGTGGAATGGGGTTGCTGCGACCTGTAAAGTAAAAACTAAACGAAAGCGCGCCCCATAGACACCACGCAACCTGGTCACGCCATCAGGGAAAAATGTCTGAAAAAGGTTTGTAGGAGTAATGCCAAAAACGGACAAGCGGTCACGTTGACCACCCGGTATAGAGCTAGTGGCTAGAAGGCGCGGACGCCTAAAGTACTCTTTCAAATCTTGGAAGTCAGACTGTCCCCTAGATAGGGAACCAGACTTATAATGAGCCCCCAAAATATCAACGGATGTGCAAGCCTCCTGAACGAAGGTTGTAACACCCGTGGCCTCGGGGGGCCCGTCTATAGTGAGTGAATTAATATTATCACACACTTCTGTTTCATCGCGGAGCAAATGCTCGGTATTTGAGTTTATTTTATCAGCGAGACATGTGTATGACAGGGGCCGTCTCAAGCCCAAGTCAAGGTATCCTTCTCTAGATGTTAAAGTCCATCTTGAGTAGTAAAGCTAAAAAGCTAGGACAATTAGCACGCCCTGTCCACACCCAAATTTAAGGGACACCATTATTTACATTATGGGTGCGCGTATTTGCAATGCTAATACCAATCCGTGCGGGAAAGAACTATCCTCTGATAGCAATCCCGCCTGACAGGCGCCATAGTAACAGCGCTCCTGTCGTGCCGGCGTAAGGCACTCACCAACAACGGCGCTTTAGCATCCCACACATCTTCTGGCCACATAGACAGCTCTTGAAGAGCGTTCTCAATATCGGAGATGATTGTAGAATGATAAAACATAGGATTCTTGCACCAATAAAAGGTCTGCATGAAGGAGTTCATAGCCAGTGGACAGAGCCACTGCCTGATGCCATCCTCCCAACGGAAACCACGCTTGAGGAAGGTGCACTCACTCAAGCTCTGATATGGCTTATCGGTCGCCTCCTTCGAACCGGCAGTGTAAACCATGCCAAGCTCAGCTAGGCACTCCTGCACCGAGATGAGGTTGTAAACCCCCACGGTGTCAGCATCCACATTGCATATGTTGTCATCACCAAAGGTGTTGGCAAAGCAATGATCCCAAAAACCAGTTGCATCGCCCGTAAGCTTGATATAAGCATAAACGAGCAGCAATAGCGAGAATAGGGAGTTGATGAGGGTCGTCAAAGGGTTGCCACTGGGCAAACACTTGTTCCACTGGTAGATGTATGTTTGATCTGTGCCATCACCGCCAATATGACGGGAGTGCACAAGATCCTCAAACAAGACATCACGTATCCTCCTCTCCTCATCAGTCCCACCGAACCAATCATTGATCCAGTCGCGGATGACATACAACAGGCCAGGTTGCTGCGTCGAATCGAAGCGTTTGAAATCACCGTCAAAGACAGCATCACCAAACGTCGATAAGCGCGTCGCAAGCAAGGTCCAGTCCTGATATGTACACATACCAGGGGCAAGGCCAGTGACGACAGAATTCGAAAACATAGCGGACAATATATTACCATAATACATACGCACCGCGACGGTGTAATGTAATGGACTTGATGATATGAGGCGCGCCATACCGGCATTGTACTTCTCAGGTGAGCGACGCTCGTCCTTGAGAAAGTCATTGTAGATCACAGCGGACCTCACACCATCGGCGGCATCAGCAACCAAGCTGTCGACATCCTTACGCAGCGCATCACAGGCAGGGGTATTCAAATTGTAATCGACATCATTGCCGAAAAACGCCTTCTTACCCGACTGCTTCTGCAAAAGGTAAGGGTAACCTGCTGAGCTCGATCGGTTTATGGCCTTTAGCTTTAAAACCGGGTCGCCTATAACCGCTTCTTCAAACGTCAAAACGCGACGGTCCACATTAGCTGTCTCCTTGAGAAACAGCTTACCAGCAACATGCATTGCTTGGACCCACAAAGGGTCATGCGGGTCGACGACGCGCACATCAGACTTGTTCGCCTCATAGGCTCGCTTCATGGGATACACCTTCTCACCATTCTCCATGTACGGAGAGAGGCGAATAGGAATGTCCACAGGAGGGTCAATGCAGCCGACCAAAGCGGAAGGTTTGATAGAAGTCTTAGGGTTCATATTAGAGCCCTTATCGACCTTACCAATAACAAGGAAGCTCCCAGAATTCAAATCTGTTGGCTTCTCGTGCTCAAGCAATGGACGTATCTCACGCCCACACTGCTTCTCCGCGGTGACCAGCTTGTCACGTATAGAACCCATGGCCTTTATAGCTTCAAGGTACATCTCTTGCGTGACAATCGCTGAATAACCGAGGGCACTGCCATCTCCAGCGATGTGAAACCCTATCAAAGTCTTACCCAGCGTGTTACTGGTTGTCACCGTCAAAGGGGCACCACAATCCCCTTCCGCAGTGGGAACCGTGTACTCCCACACACGTTGCACCGTCTCCTTACCAGAAAGTAACTGATCAAGGTAAACTGGCCTGTGTGCGATGTACACTATGCGCCCATTGCGCTTGCTGATCTTGCCATCGACATCAACCTTTGCCACATCCAAACGCACTGCCTTGGGGGCGGCACGAAGAACGCGTATCTGCTCCTCCTTGATCATATGATGGTCAATCGAGCGGTGTGCCTTCATGGCCAGCCGTGCAAAGTCAATGAAACACACATCGTGTGTCGCAATGGAATGACGCGGCATGTCCAAGAGACCACCAACTGTAAGGCCACCATAGCTCCCATATTCGAGCTCAGCATTGCTGCCATTACGCATTCGCAAGCGCAAATGCCTGGGCTGTTTAGATAGGAAGTCAAAGAAATGGTGCGGCATCATCGCCACACTCTGGTTGACAAACGTGACCTGACCAATAATGACAGGTTGCACCATCTCTACACCATCCTCAGCAGTATACTGCTTATACAGCCACATCTTGTAAGAGTTGGCATAAATGGTGTCGTGCACCGCAGAATCATCGTGATGCGGGGTAGCATCACCAAGGGCCTGAAAACGCACGTTGGTGCCAGCAAGCAACGCCGGACGCGAGTTAAGCGGTTTATTGGACTGCTCCTTCACTTCTATGGGAGCGTCAATTTGCCCTGTCGAAGCCTCCTTCTTCTTAAAGAGGTTACGAAAAAAGGTCCACAGGCCCATGCATGCTCCCATCAGGCCAGCCATAGCAATAGTCCCAACTGCTGCAGCAACAAAATACCATTTATTGCTATTCAGAAAGTCAAGGAAATTGTCAACATACGACCAAAAGTCCAACCGGAATTGCGTGTACTCCTTACGGATCTCAAGCTGGACAGGGGTGGGCTCAACCACGGTGACGTCTTCACGCACGTGCTGCCTAGGCGGCACTGACCCAGCCCAGTACTCCTCACCATTGATGAGGATAGTTCGGGGCTCATCATGAAAAACACCATGGCGGTGCCAATCTTGCCGCTCAGCGACATCGTAAAAATCATCACGTGTCACATTATGCGAGCGTAAGGCTGCACCATTCTGGTTGCGTATCTCTCGCACCAGCCGCATGGTTTCCACCTCAGGTAGTTCAGAACCGATTTGAGGCTTAGCAGTCGCAACGACCTTCTTATACAACAGTTCATCAAGAGTCGAGATCATCTCCTTGTCAGCAGCGTGATTCAGATGCTTCTGGCGCAATGCGTCAGCTATCTCAGAAACCACCACCAAAGGTGAAATGGCATCGACACCGGACATACCAGTGTTGAAATCATGCTTAAAGAACTGCCAAGCATCCCACGGGTATACATCGTCGGGGTCAGTCTCGTCATCCATAGTTGAAAGCCTATCAGTCAAAGTTCTATAGAACTTCTCATAATCAAGCTTAAGGGGGTCCTCAGGATGAGCAAAGTCGGGAGCTACACGCACCCGATATGAATGTTTTATACGGCGAATGACCGCCTGCGGTTCATTCACAACAACGGCACATTCAGAAGCAATGCAGGACAAATTGGTCGTGCCAACTACAAGAGACGATCCAAAAAAGGACCTACCCTTAGATTCGACATCAGCCATGTTCAAGGGAAAGCTCCAAGCGCCAATCATACGAATGATATCCATATATTCGCTCTCCTCATCGGAAGTGTTCGCACGCTTCTGAAATGCGTCGTCAAAGACAACGCACTTCTGCTTGCAATACGAATTCCAATATTTGGAAGTCCCTTTTTGCCACACATTGGCCTGCACATCCTTGGGTGTGCACAAGCCAGATCTGATCAAAACACTATTGGCCAACCTGCCGATAAGTAAGGTCTTACCTATCGCAGGCGTGCCGACAAACATGCCCATTTCTGGCTCCACACGATAATTGTTACGTGCGCCAAGGGATCCAAGATGAGGAGCCAAAAGAATTTTAACTTTCTTATAATACTCCTCAACTCGACGGCTCATACCGGGTGAACCCCGGAATACCTCCTTAAAGGAGGATCCATCCTGGCACAACGCAACAAGCGCATCAAGAACATCTGTATCGACGTCCTTGGAATTGACTGAGAGTTCAGTCTCATACACATCGATCTGCGCCATCCAGCGCTCAAGAGGATCAACAATAGAGTCAAGAAACTTGGCTCTATCCGGTGAAAACTTGAGCTGGAAATACCGCACAATCTTGTACATGGAGTCCTTGATGAACTCCAACATACTCTCAATACCAGAAGAGGTTTTATCAAAGTTGCCAATTCGGCGATACACCTCATTGACAACATCCTCAAAATCCTTCTTCTTACCCATAAAGCAAAATGTCCCAACGGACGCCATGAGCTTGGAGAGTATCTCCATGGGACCCTGTGGCTGCACTCTATTAAAAAAGTGCTTAACAACATCCCAAAGCCCATCGGGCAATAAATACTCATTGACACCAAGCAGAATGGCGCCGGCGGGAACACTCGCCCAACCAAAACGGTCATAGGCAAGATATAACAGGGCCAACAGAGGAATAGTCCAAACTGCCTTTCCTGCAATGGCCTTCAGGCCAGTGATAAAACTCTCCAAGGCATCACGCAACATGTTAAAAACACCATCGGCGTTAGTTGCTGCATTGGTAAGAGTCTCGGCAGTTGTATCAAGCTTATTGATGAGGGTGCCCGCATTGACCACCGTACGACGTATCACACCGAACATCTGTGGGTGAACATCGTTGGCGGACGCACGTTGCAATGGCCTCAAATTCACAAACACCTCATCCTCCTTGGGTAAAGGAGAAATGACGGCATGTAAATCCTTATAGCTCTGAAACATAACAGCCGCTTTTTGAGCACGTCGCACCTTAATGTCAACTTTACGTTGACCCTTCGATGGGCGTGCATCCCTCTTCTTATCAGCAGACACTCGACGCTGTAAGGCCTCGCGCACAGCACGACGTGCCCTCCTTACGGAGGCATCGTGTCGCTCTGCATCTGCGACGCTGCTGTGTGAAAGACGCGCAGCGTCACCAGATCGTGACTGATGATAGGCATCCCATATAATCAAAAATGTTGAGTATATGGATGCCTCAGAAGTGAGGAAACCTTCGGGGTTGTACAGCTTACCGTGAAAGACGGGACGCCCCATTTCCATCCATAGATGTCCATGAGGCCGAGGAAACTCGATAATTTTGCGCTGCACACACAATTCCAAAGCCTGAATATCAACGAAATCTTCAATAAGTAAATTCATCGTATGTGTACTCTGGTTCGTAGGTTTTGTGCCTTCCGGCGAAAGAATTCAATAAATGCCAATAGGCACGAAAATGAAATAAGGACTCAAAGGTATCTAGCTACTGATGACTACTACAGAGGATCTGTAAAACAGCAATCATGTTTCGCCAAGGTTCACTAAACACCAACAAAAGAGTTAAGGATGAACGAGGTTACCCATTTGAAAAGCGGAAACACTCACGCTCTGAGGGGATGGATAATCCAGGTAGGGTCTTACGTATGGTTGCCCTTGAGTTCCTGTTCGATAGGAGTCCTTAAAGGAAACGCAAGCTAGAATCACAAGCTATGCGTTGGAATAGAGGTAAACCGTACCTGCTCTTCGGGGGAACTAAGGGATCCCAGCCCAATGGTTACTAGTTTTATTAATTTGAAACGCTCCTTATCTAGTACTTCGAAGCGCCAATTTCCAAACCGGAAACTTTAGGCTCGTTCGTGAGCAACTCGGACTATTGATTAGCACAACAGACCAAACTAGACAATTGATTAGCTCAACTGCTCAAACTAATGGTTATATGATACCATTAAACGGGGGCCTGAGATTCGCACAGGTGGCGGTCAAGTGACTTACAG